TACGGAGGTATAAAAGCTGGTGCTGGCATTGGAAATATGTTTAACGCTGAACTTAATCGTCTAGAAAAAATTCGTATCATTTCTTCTTAATAACTTTTAATGCCGTCGTTTTTTTAACTGTGTTTCTATCACCGGTTTTCATGTTTCCATGTCTTGGGTTAAACATTTTTTTATGCGTTTGCCAATATTGTGGTGCACCCACTTTAAAGTTTTTACGTAAAGTTGCCTTGTACCAAAAAACACAATCTTCTATTTTATTACTCTTTGATGTATTATCTAAAACTAAACACTCGTAATTTTCCGTACACGAATCCATGACTTTATTGAACATTTCGAACGTTGGAAAAATACCAAAGAACGATTTATACAACTTCTCTCTATTTTGTATAATGTTTTCGCGAAGAATAAATACGTAATCGACGTTTGCCCTGAGTGCTGGTGGGAGATCCATACAGTATTGCATGGTTAACATGAAAAATATCTTCCAGTGTCTCCCATTCATAAAACACTGTCTAATACACGTATCTTTCATGAATTTAGCATCGTACATACAATCGTCTAAAAGAAGAAACGCTCCACAATTTTGTTTTCCACCACCTACGAGTTTCCTTTGTCTTTCCATAACACGTTCTATAGCTTCTCTATCGTAATCACCGTATATGAAAAGATCGGGTACATATTTCTGATAGTAATGGTTTCCTTCTTCGGTTGCTGATAGAACTATTCCTGCTGGTAAATGTTTTTTATGGTATAGAATGTCAGTAACCAACGTTGATTTACCTGTATTACGTTTTCCGATAAAAACACATACTTTATCATCGGCCATACTTTCAGGCTTGAATTTTCGAAGTTGAAGATTCATTTAATGTACTGCTTCGTTTTTATTTATAAAATTTTACTCACATAAAGTAAGAATGGCTGGTAGATTAAACCTCGCTGTAACAGGAATCCAGGACCAGTGGCTTACTGGTAAACCCGAGTTTTCATATTTCCTGATGAATTTTAAAAGACATACTAAATTTTCAATAGAAGCAATCGAAACACCCTTTGATGGAGACGTTGATTTTGATACAACTTTGGAGTGTCGTATACCTAATAATAAAGGTGATCTCGTTCGGAGTATGATGCTTAAATTTACTTTACCCCAACCCACGGGTACACCAGGTTCCGGGAAAGATGTGAGATATATTAAATCCATAGGTTCCAAAATAATCCAACACGCTGATTTACTTATAGGTGGTCAAACCATAGAGAGGATAACAGGTGATTATATATACATGTATGACCAATTACATAATAATAAAGACGATCTCGATCAAACGCTTTATTTTTTGGGAGGACACGATAATTATATAGCTGTATCATCGGATTGGGATTATAATGTTTTTTTACCTTTTTATTTTTTTAGACACCCAAGTTTAGCAATACCCGTATTTGCTCTCACTAAACAACAAGTCGAAGTTCGTATTAAATTCAAAAAACTAAAGGATATAACAGTTTCGTATACTACCGCAACTGGTGCAATTGCGGATCCACCATCCGACGTGGTTTCGTCTATAAAAAAACCATCTCTCATAACGGATTTCTTTTTTATTACCGAATACGAAAGAGATTTTATAATGACACGACCTATAGAATATATAATAACACAAGTTCAAATGTCAAAGTTTAAGATGAAAGCTGGTGAATCTAAAAAATCTATCATGCTTAAATTTAAGGATCCTGTAAAAGAGATGTTGTTTATGGCGGTTAGCGACGATGTATACAAATACAATCCAATAAAACACGTCTCAATGAAATTCAATAATAATACAATTATTGATGCAGATAATTTAATGTTAAGTTATGAACAACCTTTGAAATATTATACTGGTATAACAAACAACAATTTCGGTGTGTATAGTTTTTCTTTAAAACCAGAGACGTATTACCCAACAGGACAGGTTAACATGAGTAGAATCGCGCATAACCTTTTAGAAGTCGAACTCGATGAACCCGACGCTACGTTTGAACACACGGTATATGTATACGGTGTAAGTTATAATGTTTTACGCGTTCATAGCGGTCTTGGTGGTTTAAAATTTTAGTCATCTATAATAGTAATGGCTGGAAGACTTCAATTAGAAACAACTGGCCCACAGGACGCCTTTTTTACGGATGATCCAGAATATACATACTTCGTAAAAAATTTTCAAAAACACGCTAATTATGCCTCTTTCTTTGAGGATTTAGACGTAAAAGGTGATATCGATTTCGGAAACGAGGTCCGGTGTGTTATTCCCCAAAACCAGGGTGATCTTCTCAAAACTGTGAGTATGAATGTCGAATTAGCAGCGATAGATCAAACTCTTAAGAATTCTATAACAAATGCAACTGGTTTAGGATACAATGAATCGATAGGGCACCAAATGATTGAATACGTGGAGTTATTGATAGGTGGTGAGGTTATTCAAAGACTTACGAGTGATTTTATACACATTTATTCTGAACAGTACGTAACGCAAACAAAACAAACGAACTTATCTAAACTTATAGGTAAACCACCAAATGAATTATCGGGTACATCGGTTATGAAAACTGCTTTGGGACATTACCTTGGTAATGCAACTTCTGATAAAAAGTATTTTGTCGATATACCTTTCTATTTTTACAATAACACCGAACTTGCTATACCACTCTTTGCAATTGATAAACAGGAAATTGAGGTTGTTATAAAACTCCGCGATGTCGATAAGTGTATTCACGCGACGAGAAGTGATTATTCTAATTTCATACATTATACGGGTTTAAAACCTAAAAACTTGATAAAAAGTTTAAAATTAAACGTCGAGATGGTTTGTTTAGATGTTGAAGAAAAGGAAAAAATGTTAAGTTCACCAACAGATTACTTAATAACACAAGTTCAAGAGAGTAAAGAACAAATCCCACAAAGTCCGAGCGTTAACCCTGTTGTAGTAAAACATAGACTTAATTTTAAAAATCCCGTCAAAGAACTTTACTTTATCATACAAGAAAAGAGAAATAGTGCGGTCGGATTACATTTTGCAACACCACTCGATTACGATCACGCTGAACAAACACTTAATAGTGAGTATATAAATTACGAACACTTACGTAATCTTGAACTAAAATTAGATGAAAAGGACGTATTGGACGGGGCGTCGGGTGAAATTATAAGCTTACGTGCAGTTCAAAGTGGTATACATCATACGAGAACACAATTGTTCAAACGGTTTTATTCGTATAGTTTTGCACTTGAACCAGAAAGGTGGTATCCTACTGGTCAGGTCAACTTTAGTTTAATTAAAGACCAACTTTTAACGTTACATTTGAACGGTCAAGAAGATAGAGAAAGAGAACTTAGAGTTTACGCGCTTAGTTATAATATACTCCGATTGGAGAAAGGAACTGTTAAATTACTATTTTAATACAATGAATCAACAAGAAAAAGACGCCACTACAAATTTGGTAGAGCAATTACAAGATACTGCAATAAATGTGATTCAACCTGTTATGGAACAATCCATGGTATTTGCAGCAGAGTACGCCAAAGCGTGTGGTAGGGATACAGTACTCGGTAAAGATTTGGAATATGCAATGAAATATTGTGCCATGAATGAGGTTGGTAAAAAAATAGGAACGCATTTTCCAGAAATTTATGACGAGGAATACGAGAGTGATGATGAAGATGAAATTGAAACGGTCGATGAAGATGAAGAAGGTATTGAGTTTGAAAGATATTCAGGGCGTGAATATAAATTTGTTAAGATGAATAATGCATACGATAATTGGGGTAGATGGGTGCCGAAAAATCCAACAGAACAGATGTTAAAAAATGCTATAGATAGTAATGAGTAGTTCTATAACTCCAGAAGGTTGGTCTACGGATGCTGAATATTTTAAGTTATGCGATGATGAAAGTTCTTCTTATGAAGAAGATACAGACAATGAAAGTGATACCGAATCAGAATCGACTTCTTCTTCAGGGTACAATTCTTCTAAGGAAGGTTCGAAACCTAAAATGTTAAAAGGGTATTTGAAAAATACTAAAAAATATAAGAAAATATTATTCGAGGAAACAATATTCCCAGAATAAAATCTATATTTATAGTATAAAAAAAATGTCTGCTCAAGAAACTGTCATGCTCGTCGCTAATGAACTCGAAGCTCAATCCCTCAACGCTGTCGTTGCTGGTTTTTCCTTCGCTGCCGCCCTCTCCTGGATGGATTTGGTTAGATGGATTGTCAACCAAGTTGTTAAGGTTAACAAGAACGGTGGCATGAACTACACGCTCACTGCTCTCCTTACAACTCTCCTTTCCATCGTCGTTTACATCACCGTCTCCCGTGTTTCTACCAAGGTCCAGAAACCAGGCGCCCCAGTCTTCGCGGTTACTCGATAATTTTAGGTTTTTTCATAACCAACAAAAGAAATAATCCAGTTGCGATTACTAAAAAAATTGATATAAACGCATCCCATCTATGCGGATCCTCGAAATCGGGGATACTCATAGGTGCTGGGAGACCTTCGTCTCTTCTTACTCGAGGTATATTCTCGAATTTATCAGTAGAACACGTCACTGCTAATTTTAGTATATGATTTGCATTTCTAAAATCGTATGGTATCAGGCGATTGTTACTGCTATAATAAAATTGTACTCGTAATCTCGATATGGTTTTTTGTGCCCCACTATCGAAATTATGCTCAACAGTATCGTCTACGCCCGAATAGTTAATAACATCACCACACATGAGTATCCTACCAGTGTAGAAAGGTGTTTCTGAAAATACAGTTTGATTAAACTCATCTGAACCACTACTCAATTTAACTATAATAGCATCTGCGCCTTGTAAATTGATACTTCCCGTTTCTAGTGTATTGTTTGATGAAGTTATATCATTTGCAGGTAATCCTAGTATATCGTGTGGTGTTGTTTTACCACTCACGTACGTGTTATACCCATTTGTACCTGTATAGAACTTAAATGTAAAATTACTACCACCAGTAAACTTTATAGCATTTGTATCTTTATCAAAGGATGAAGATGATAATATACCACTCGATTCCTGAACAACATTTGACGCAAGATCTTTACCATCATAGTTTCCGTTAGGTATAGATATAGTTGTACTATTGATCGTAAAAGTATTGTTTCTTTCGTGAATTAAAAATTGACTATTATGAATACGTGCTGATATAAGAGATAGCTTCGTGACATTAAAAATAGGAGTTTTCAAATTAACGACATAATCTCCAGGGTTTGGGTATATTATAGGATCGCGTTCACCACTATCTATATCTAAGGTATGTACCTTCATTAAAATATAGGAGCATTATTTTAATGAGTGTTTTTACTTATTTATGTATATGTATGTTTAAGAAAGACTGTGTGCAAGTGGGTTATTTTGAAGATTTCTTTTAGCAATATCTAAACCACACTGAGAAGAATTTGGATTTTTAATACCCTTGTACGCATTAAGTTGATTGTAATCATTTTGTCTATATTGTTGAGTCCAACCACCACTCGCAGCATTTACTCGCCCATCGATACGTGTTGTATCCGAACGAACACTGGTTACCATACCACCCTGGTTAAGTGGATCGGCACGAACGTTCATACGACCTGCACCTGGAGCACGACCCGCTTTGCCTCTTCTATCATCTGGTCTGAATCCATACTTCATGAGATCCGCGACTGTGTGTTCAGTTCCAAACGTACGCTTTTCGCCAATTTTAGATGCAGGTGCATTCAAGTATCCACCCACAAAGTTGCTTATACCTGGTGCTGGAGCATTTGCATAAGCGTAAGATTCGATATTTCCATCTTTCTTATTACGCGTTGGTTCTTGTGCTCGAGTTAATGCAGAGACGGTTCTTTTTGCAGACGCATAACTAAGAGTATCCGTTCTTGAACCCGTTTCGGAACGATTCGTAGTACGTTTCGTTCTTTCGTGTTCGGCTCTTGGAGTTCTTCCTGCGAATCCCTGTGCATGACCACCTGATGGTGGTAATCTATCTGGGAGAAAGGCGGTTTTTTCTGGCCTGTTATTTCCAAGTTCACTCACCATAGTTCTTCGACCACCCATAGAATCATATGCGGGACCACTTCTACCTGGGAGTGTTGTTAATCTGTATGCACCAACATTTTCTGGGTTGACTCTAAAAAGTTGTTGATGCCCGCCCAAAGCTGGTGTATCTGCACTAACACCCAAACCTGGACCTACGAGTTGTTTTTCAATTGGTGAAAGGTTATTCATTCGACCACCGTCATACATCATTCTATTTCTCATTTCAAGTACTTCACCACCCGAAGATCTCGAACCATTTGTTACATCTGAAAACGAAGAGACTTCGGATTTAGACGTGT